CAGGCAAAACTTTTGTATCACTTTATCTTGCTCTAAAAGATGTAATGGATTTAAAAACTTCCTTTGAAAAAATCGTTTTAGTTCGTTCTTTAATTCCTACAAGAGAAATTGGATTTTTGCCTGGCGATGAAGAAGATAAGGCTGCATTATATCAGGTTCCATATCAAAACATGGTTCAGTTTATATTTGAACAACCTAATGAACAATCATTTAACAATTTATATGACAGATTAAAAGGACAAGGCACTCTGTTCTTTTTGTCAACTTCTTTTTTAAGGGGGTTGACATTTGATAATGCAATCATTATAGTAGATGAATGTCAAAATATGAACTTTCATGAATTGGATACGATTATAACAAGAGTGGGCCAAGATTCTAAAATAGTTTTTTGTGGTGATTTTGACCAAACGGATTTGATTAAACAGAATGAGAAAAATGGTTTACATGATTTTCTTAGAATCCTAGAGGAAATGGAAGAGTTTCATTGTTTAGAGTTTTCTCTCGGCGATATTGTAAGGTCTGGTTTTGTTCGTAGTTATCTTATTAATAAAATAAAATTGGGTATAGGAATAGAATAGTGAATTTAGAAAAATTGAGAGAAGAATTAGAAATTGATGAAGGTTGTAAATATGAAATATATAACGATCATCTTGGCAATCCCACTTTTGGCATCGGCCATCTTGTTACTAAGGATGACCCCGAATATGGATGGGAAGTCGGAACATCCATTGACACTATTAGAGTCCATGAAACCTTCGAGTCAGATATCGAAACAGTCTTGTCTGACTGCGAGCGCCTATATAAAGACTTTGAAGGTTTGCCGGAAGAAGCTCAAAGAATAATTGCCAATATGATGTTCAATATGGGATATACAAGATTGAGTAAATTTAAAGGAATGAAACGTGGCATTGACAGTAGAGATTGGAATGCTGCTGCTGATGAAATGGTAGATAGCCGTTGGTATCGTCAGGTCACACTTCGAGCAAACAGATTGGTTGAAAGAATGAGAAATTTAGATGATGTTTAAACACTGCCCAGTAGATTTACCAAAATTGCAAACTAAAAATATTGATGGAAAGAGGTTTTACGAAACCCCCGAAAAAAATTATTATCCATCAATAACAACAGTTTTGTCTATTCGGAGCAAACAAGGATTGTCTGAATGGCGTAAACGGGTTGGTAATGACGTTGCAAATTATATTTCCAGAAACGCAGCAGCACGGGGAACCAAAGTTCATCAGATGTGTGAGGATTATCTTAATAATCAACCTTTAGAGTTTCCTGATAAATGGGAAGAGCATAAGAAAGATTTTCTCCCGTGGTGTTTATTCGTACAATTACAAAATAAAGTGTTGAATAATATTGGTAAGATATATGCTCAAGAGTGCAGTTTATATAGTGATAAATATAAAGTAGCGGGTAGAGTTGATTGTATAGCAGAGTATAAAGGAATATTATCTATTATAGATTTTAAAACATCAACTAAAGAACGATTAGATGAATGGAATGAAAATTATTATATACAAGCATCTGCCTATTCAGAAATGTTCCATGAAAGAACAGGTCTATCAACTTCGCAAGTAGTAATTTTAGTAGTATCAGAAGATGGTACAGTTCAAGAATTTATAAAGAATAAACACAATTATTTAAACGATTTGTCAGAAGCAATCGAAGAATGGAGTACACAAAATGTTTAAAAAACTAGGTGAGTCCGAGGCTATCAAAGCGGTGCCGAAGTGCTGGGGTTTTCTGTTGCTGATGCTAGTGCCTAAAAACTCCAGAACGAACTGGGTTATTGGCGCGCTTTTGGTGGTATTTTTGGCAGTGTTCACCCTCAACAATGCCGAGGGGGGTTCTGTTGCCTGTCGTTCTGTGACCGATTTGATGGATTTTATTGAGGAAAAGGAAACTGACCCCGTTGATTTTGACTTTCTAGACATCGATGAGCGGGAACGCTTTGCCAGTAAGACAGGACTTCGTGGTTTTGAGGCAGTGCAAATCATGGTTGCCAGGAAAACTATCGAAACGGATATTTTGGTTGCAATCATCCGAGATGGTTGTATCACAGATGTGCGGTTTTTCCCCCTAGAAATGCTTGAGATAATCAAGGGAGATGCGGCGTAATATGGTCTGTAGGTAGTGGTTAGTGAAATATATTATGATGAACAAATATGTATTACTGACAGTTTTTGTTGCGGCCCTGTTTGTTTCTAGTCCAACACAATCAAGTGATGTTCAAGATAAAGAAACATATTGTCTTGCCCAAAATATATATTTTGAGGCAAGAGGTCAATCTTTTGCCGGCCAAGTTGCTGTATCAAATGTGGTGTTGAATCGTGTAAGAAATAAGAGCTTTCCAAATACGATATGTGGTGTTGTCAAACAAGGAAAGCACGTGCCTTCATGGAAAGATAAAACAAAACTCATTCCTTTAAGGAATAAATGTGCATTTAGTTGGTATTGTGATGGAAAGACAGATAAACCACATAACAAGAAAATGTTTAATCATTTATATCAGGTTGCAGAGAAGGTTAGGACAATGATGATTGATATTACGGGTGGTGCGCTATATTATCATTCGATATATGTTAACCCGTGGTGGGCAGAACATTTTACCAAAACAACTTTGATTGACAATCATGTCTTTTATAAAAAATAAATTAAAAAAGCACTTGACTTTTTATTCTGGATATGGTATAAATAGAGTACAATTTGATGAAACAAACTGAAAATTGTACAGGACGTGGGAGCGATACCCACCGCCTCCACCAAAAGGAGATTAGTGTGGAACAGATATTGCTAGGGGGTTGTGATGAAGAACCCCATAGTACGAGAGATAAGTAAGTGGATGTTTAAAGCATATATTCTTTGGAGTATTTGTGCAGACATAACCTTACTTGCTGGAATAACATATCTAGTCTTTTTCTGATGGGGGCGATATTAGGTTCGACTGGCAATGTATAGGAATGTGGAGAATTGTCGGATGACTCCGTTATTGGTCAAAACTATAAATGCCAACGATAATGAGGCATTTGAGGATTACGCACTAGCTGCTTAATCGCTCGGGGTTTTTTGGAAGATTTTGTCCTAGCAACAGAATCAAAATCTTCCACTTTGAAAATGTCATGATAAGGAGATAATTTAAATATGACTACTACGAAGACCCAAGCTACTAAAGTAGTGAATGCCCTTGAAACAGGTGCAGAACTTACTGCAAAGCAGATTAGCGCCCGCTATGGTGTTAAGAATGTTCGCGCAGTGATTAGTCAATTGCGTACAGAAGGATATTCAATCTTTCTGAACAAGCGAGTGAGCTCATACGATGGTGAAACTTATATGAAGTATCGTCTTGGCACCCCACTTCGCTCTGTGGTTGCTGCTGGCACTCAAGTTCTACGCGCTGCGTAACTTGATGGCTCACGGGTGATGCCGTAATACATCCGTGGAGAGTCATGGTTAACTCTCCAATTTTATAATAAGGAAAACAATGGCATTAACAACATCTAAAATTTTTACAAATACGATTGAAAATATCGCAAAGGAAAAACAGATTACTCACATGGAAGCTGTTTTACATTATTGTGAAAAAGAGGGGATTGAACCCCAAACAATTAAGTCTTTAATTTCAAAAGGTCTTAAAGAAAAGATCGAAGCAAATGCAAGAGACTTGAATTTTCTACCGAGGCAAGCACAACTACCAGTATAATCAAATGATGAACGACAAATTCTTCAACGCAGCAAAAGAAGCGGCGATTCAAGGAACCGGAACAGGTGGGCGAGGTAGAGGAAACTTTAAACTAGGCGCTGTACTTGCACATAAGAACATGCTAGTAAGCACTGGCAACAATAGTTATAAAACACATCCCCTGATGCACAGAAGGACAGAATGGCCTTTTCTTCATGCTGAGCAATTGGCACTTATTAGAAATGGTTTGGATAATTGTGAAGGCAAAGATTTGTATGTCGTTCGTGTTTTGAAAAACCTAGACTTTGCTATTAGTTATCCTTGTGAAGTATGTCAACAGCTAATCATGGATGTTGGTGTTCGTAATGTATATTATATCAATGAAAGAGGTAAGTTTGCAATATGGACCCCATTGACATCTATCTAATGTATTGTGCATTAAAAGCACACTTCAATAGAAAAGATTACGACTTCCTAACTTATAAGGGCAAGAGTCGTGTATCTAGGGATTCATATTGGAAGCGTAAAGACAAAATATTCTTTCTTAAACTTTCCAGAAAATATGACAACTACGATGACATTAAAGATTATTTCGTAGCCAATTTCGTTGCAACACGGAGTGGATATGTTGCTGATTTTACTGATGAGAATTATGAAAATTGGAAAGAGAAGAGAACGAATTTTTACGACATATTCGCTGAAGAAATCCAGCCATTCGTAGAAAATTTTAATCCAATATTTAAAGTAAAGAAATCAGAACATCCACTCTTATTAAAAGAATATCTTGGTAAGAGAGTATCATTAGAAACATTGATTATTCTTGATGAACTTTTAGACTTTACCAAGAGCTGGAATAGGAGTATGTCAGAAGATTATATTTGGTATGATGTCAATAAATTACTACAAAAATACAAAAGGTTCTTGACAATTGATAAGAAACAGTATAGAATACAGTTATTAAATTTGATAGAGGAGTCTGATGATGAATGATAAAGTTGAGTTGGAAGATGTTGCTCGTAAGGAAGCACACATGGAAAATGAAATTGTAGAACTAAGGTCTAGGGTTAAAACTTTAGAATTTGATTGTGCTGAGTTGACAAAACATAATATGGAGTTATTTGAACGTGTTAATAAACTTGCTTCACGGCAACCAGCATGGCCAAAGGGATATCGTCCTACTGGACGTAAAGAATTTTCCCACCCTCGAGCAAATCGAAATACAAAATTTAAAAATTTGCCGGTGTAGCTGAGTGGTGTAGCAAGGCTTTTGTAAAGCTTAGACGGGAGTTCGATTCTTTCTACCGGCACCAGTTATTTTAAAGGAGTAGTTTAGTGAAAGTAGAATTAATAGATTATATGGGTAGTGATTTATCGGTAGTAAATGCTGCCCGTGTTTCTTTTGCAAAATATCATGCAGAATTTGATGAAAAGAATGACACCCAACTCATAAATTATCTCGCAAAACACAATCATTGGAGCCCCTTTGGTCATGCTTCCATGCAGTTTCATATTAAAGCTCCAATGTTTGTTGCAAGACAATTAGTAAAACATCAGGTAGGATTGGTATGGAATGAAGTATCAAGACGATACGTTGATGATGAACCAGAGTTCTATACACCTACAGAATGGCGTCGTGCAGCGGAGAACAAGAAACAAGGTTCTTCTGATGAAACCATTGAATATAGTGTATTACCAGCATATACATTTGCAAAACAATGTTATGAAAATATGTTAGATAAAGGTATTGCACCAGAGATGGCACGTATGGTTCTTCCTCAAGCAATGATGACAGAATGGTATTGGAGTGGTACACTATATGCGTTTGCTCGTGTGTGTAATTTACGATGCAAATCAGATGCACAAAAGGAAACACAAGATGTTGGATGGAAAATTGATGAAATCGCCAAAAAGTTATTTCCAGTTTCATGGAGGGCCATACGAATTTATGAATAATCAACACAGAGCTTTAGTTATAGGTAATGGAGAATCTCGAGCATGGTTTGCTCCCAAGAAATATAAAATATCTGACGATGTAGTCACTTGGGGATGTAACGCAATATATCGTGATGGCCCTGTTGATGCTCTTGTTGCTGTTGATTATGCTATGCAACAGGAGATATATGATTCGGGATATTGTGTAGACAATTCAGAATGTCCAGAACAGGGAATTTGTTATTTTGCGAATTGGTCTATTGTTCCTGCTGATGTTGCAAATATGTTATTCTCAGAAACATCGTTTTTGGGATTCTCCAGCCCATTTGTTCATAAGAGTAAGAATAGAACTGATCTATGTGTTATATCAGGAAAAAACCCCCAAACTTTACGAGAGAAAATTAAAGAAGCATCTGAATTATGGCCACACCTTGACATGAAAGACCTTAAAATGAAATTGGAAAAGGATGTTGGTGTCTGGATTACTTATGTAGAAGAAAATGATACAGTTAATACTATTGACTATCCTATAGGTTGGTCTGCTGGTAATACGGCATTGTATCTCGCATGTAAATCCGCCAACATTAAAGAGGTTTATGTGTTGGGATTTGACCTTGGTTCATATGATGCTCCTTTGAATAACGTGTATAAGGACACCAAAAATTATCTATCAGCCACAGCAAGAGGTTATAATCAAGAGAATTGGTATAACCAAATGCAAACTGTGTTCAAAGAATTTCCTTCTATTAAATTTTCTTTGGTAGATTCTAAACTGCGTATTATACGTAGTAAAGGGAATGTGTCATACATAACTAAAGATGAGTTATGTGATGCTCTTGAAATTACTGAAATTTAATCAACATAAATAGTAAATGGAACTTGACATTCCATACAAAGCCGTATATAATAATAAAATTAACATACGATAAAATACATCAACATAAGGAGATATATGATGTCATTAGCTCAAATGAAGAAGCAAAACTCTTTGGACAAACTGCTTGGTGCAGCTCAGTCCGAAACACAACCCCAAGAAAAGAAGTCCTATGTGGACGAACGAATTTGGAAGCCAGAACTCGATAAGACGGGTAATGGTTATGCAGTCATTCGTTTTCTACCGGCAGTATCGGGTGAAGATATGCCTTGGGCCAAACTCTGGAATCATGCATTTCAGGGACCAACTGGCCAGTGGTATATTGAGAACTCTCTTACTACTCTTGGACAAAATGATCCTGTGTCAGAAATGAATTCTGCATACTGGAACTCTGGTGTAGAGTCTGATAAGGAAATCGCTCGTCGCCAGAAGCGCAAACTACAGTATTACTCTAACATTTATGTTGTGAGTGATTCTAAGCATCCTGAACGTGAAGGTAAGGTTTTTCTTTATCGTTTTGGTAAGAAGATTTTTGATAAAATCATGGAAGCGATGCAGCCCGTATTTGATGATGAAGAGCCAATTAATCCCTTTGATTTTTGGCAGGGTGCGAATTTCAAGTTGAAGATTCGTAAGGTAGATGGTTATTGGAACTACGATAAGTCGGAGTTTGAAGGACCGTCACCACTATTTGATAATGATGATGAGATTGAGGAAGTGTGGAAGAATCAGTATGCTCTCAAGGAGTTCACTGATACAACTAACTTCAAGTCATATGATGAATTGAAGACTCGTTTGAATATAGTTCTTGCTGGAACTACTACGGTAGGAAATGCAACAACTCTATTGGAAGATGAGTCTGTAGCAGATGTGGTTGTTGATACCAAGGTAGCACCTACTCCCAAGGTATCAGTAGACGATGATGATCAAGAGGAAACTCTAGATTATTTTCAGAAACTTGCTGACGGGTAAAACTGTTAGAGTAAACATTTTAATCCCCTCTGAGAGAATTTCTCAGAGGGGATTTTTTTATGCTGCAACATTAACTGCATTAAGAATTGGACTTGGGTGTGAAAAGGACACTGTAGTATTAGTTGTGTTTGATTGTTTATTGTCTACAACAGTGTTAGTAGTGGGTGCATTGACTATTGGTGGTTGTCCCCCTCCAGCACCAGCACCTCTTCGTAATCCTGCTTCCATAATTTGTTGAGTTCTTTGAGCATTTATTATTGCTCCTGATTCGCTGGGCACAAATAATTCGCCTTGTAGAGT